TCGCCGACCTCATCCCAGCCAGCCACGACCTCGCCGCATGACCATCGCCCAGTGGCTCGAAACCAGCGCAATCGAGCGCCCAACATGCGAGCCGGATGACCTAGAACTGGTTGCCAGTTTCTTTCCCGTCGCGCGCCAACCGGAGATCCCCCATGGCCAGACCCCCAGCACAGACCGCCCCGCCGCCTGATCCCGGCGCCGCCGGCATGATGGGCGGCATGGGTGCCGACGCAGGCGCTCCCGAGCCCGATGCCGACAGCGACGACAACGTGGTCTGCACCGTCGTGGCCAACGGCGACGGCACCTATACCGTCTACGCCGGCGATGAGCCCGAGGGCGGGGGTGGCGATGATGGCGGCGGCATGGGCGGCGCCGACATGAGCGAGGACGACGCCGACGCTATGCCGGGCAGCGACCAGGCCGCGGGCGGTGGCAACGGTGCTGCCGAAGCCGCCGAGCCAGCGCCGCAGGGCCAGCAGGCCGGCTCGATCGGCGCCGCGCTCAAACTGGTGATGGACGCCCTGCGCGAGCACGAGAGCAGCGGCGCGGGTTCCGACAGCGACCAGTTCGCCGCCGGCTACAGCGCCGACCAGTCGCCGACGCCGGCGTCCGGGCCGCAGAAATACTGATGGCGGTCGTCACCGATGCGAGACGTGCTGTGGTATTCAGGCTGCCGCTGATGCGCTGTGCTGTCACAATGCGCGGGCGCCATTTGGTCCTCGGCACGCTGCGGATGCAGTTGTGGTGGCAGCGCTCCCGAACCAAACGCCGAAAGATGAAGCCGCTTCGGTTGCAGGTCTGTCATCGGTGGCGCTTCGCTCGCCGCCCGCTGCTGCCGGTATGATCGCCGCCCCGCCGCCCCGCATCGGCAAGACCGCAGGAGGGCCAATGCCGTCGCGCTCGAAAGCCCAAGCCAAGCTGATGCGCGCTGCGGCGCATACGAAAGGCGGCTTCGGTGGCGTTAGCCAGGCCGTTGGCAAAGACTTCGCGGCCGCCGACAAGAAGGCCGGCAAGCGCAAGCTCCCAGCCCGCCTCGGGCGCGGACTGATCAACCGGGCGTCGTGACCGGCCGCCGCACATTCCCCGCGCCACCTCCTCCGCCGCGCGGCGTCAAGCGCAAGCGGGGCCAGCCGGCGTTCCGCCCGACCGAGGAGAACCGGGAAATGGTCCGCCTCATGGTCGCCGGCGGCATCCAGCAGCCCGAGATCGCGGCGCTCCTCCGTATTTCCGCCCGCTCACTGCGCACCCATTTCCGCCACGAGATCGACACCGCTACCACGGAGTTGGCCCACAAGGTCGTCGCTGCACACGTCAAGCGCATCGAGGAAGGCGACATGCGCGCGATTGAATGGTGGGAAAGATCGAGGCTCGGCTGGAGCGAGAAGGCGCCGGAAGGCAGCCAGGACCAGACCATGCGCGTCGTGGTCGAGTTGGTCGGCGAGCCGCTGCCCAACGCGCGCATCGACGCGCCGCGGCAGAAGTCCAACCACTTGCGGCTGCTGGACAGCAGCGCCGTCGAGTTGAAAGGGTAGATCATGACCAACCTTGAAGCCGCCACCGCCGTTCTCGCCAAGCACCGCGAAGCCCGTATGTGGGACGACGCTACCGTCGCCGCCGATCTGGTGGCGCAACTCGGCCTCAAGCCGGACGCCGTGGCGCGTTCCGCCGCCCCGGTCGCCGACCCGCCGCCTGCCCCGGAAGCATGAACGCCGTCGAACGCCTGGCCGAGTTGTTCCGCACCGCCCGCATGGCCGGCGGCTGGACCGACGAGGGCGTCGCCGCGCTGGTGCTGGCCGAACTCGGGTTAGATGAGGACGGGCGCCCGCGCACGCTGGAGGGCGAGGTGCTGCCGCCGGAAACGGGGCCAGCGCCCGAGGCATGATGCTACACATCGCTGCGGTGTCTCCGTCCGCTGGATGGCTTGCCGTGGATCTTCTCCCCCTCAAGGCGAGCCGCCACAGCAGCAGCCTTGTCGGGAAACGAGCCGAGATAGACGAGTTTCCGATCGACGCCGATCATCGCCACCCAGGTCCCGTGCTTCGTCAGGTAGACCCCGCGCACGCCGGTCTTGCTGGTGGCGTAGGGCGACAAGACGCGATCCTGCCAGTCTGGAGTTCGCCTGCGTCGCATTGCTCGCAACGCGCATGACTTGGAGCAGAACTTGGCGCGCGGATGCTTGGCTCGGAACGCTTTGCTGCACTGATGACAGACCACATCATGGGGCGCGCGTGACTCCCTTTCAGCGAGCGACAGTTGCACGATCCGCTGGATATGTTGGCGGCCTTCCTCACTCCGCCGCCATGCGGCGGACGCTGCCCGTCCCTTCGCCATGCCGGCGTGGATGGTGGCGATCGTTTCTTCGGACAACCCGCGTTCCGCCCAGGACCGGCGACCAAGAGCGAAGCCTGCGGCCTGCTCGGCGGAATATGGCCGACCCGTCGCGCCTTCGCCGCCGTCGGTCAGATTGATCAGTTGCACCCCCATGGCTCGGTAGGAGGCAATCAGCGCCCGCTCATGGTCGAAGGCGGAGACTTCATCGGGATGATGCGTGACGGTGACCAGGATGTTCTTGGCGCCGTACTTGCGGATGATATTGACGTGGTGCTGGGTGCGCCGGGTTGGCGAGAGGTCCCACGCGCGCCGCGCCGCGCCCTTGCCGACGTAGAACACCCGGCCATCAGGTCTGGCGTGCGTGTAGGTGTAGAACGCAGATGAGCGCGAGTCTGAAGCGCCATCGCGTCGCGGAGCAACCGGAGCGGAAGGTGGTTCTCCAGTTGCCCCGTAAGTTGGCTTTCCTTCTAGAGCAGCATCCATACAAGGTCGCATACGGGGGTCGTTCGGCCCTAAAGTCCTGGAGTTTCTGTCGGGCGTTGCTGACGCTTGGGGTTCATCAGCCGCTGCGGATACTGTGCTGTCGAGAAGTGCAGAAATCATTGGTCGAGTCAGTCCACCAGTTGTTGTGCGACCAGATCACCGCGCTCGGGTTGGATGACTGCTACACCATCACTGAGAACGCGATCACAGGGACGCGGAATGCCACGCTGTTCAGGTTCACCGGATTGAGCGACCAGACCGTTGATTCGATCAAGTCATTTGAAGGCTTTGATATAGCATTTGTTGAGGAAGCGCAATCAGTCCGTAAGCGGTCATGGCAAATTCTGTTGCCTACCTTGTTCCGCAATAAGGGGGCCGAATGTTGGGTGTGCTTTAACCCGAACCTGGATACCGACGAGACCTGGGAACGCTTCGTGGTGAACCCGCCGCCCGATGCGGTGGTTGTCGAGATGAACTGGCGCGACGCCAAGGCATGCGGGTGGTTTAGCGACGGTCAGGAGCGCCTACGCCAGTACGACCTCGTTCACTCGCGGCTGGAATACGACAACATCTGGGAAGGTAAACCCGCCACCGTCCTGGCCGGCGCGATCTACGCCACCGAGGTGGTCGAGATGATCACCGAGAACCGCTACCGCCCGATTCCCTACGACCCGCGCCTGCCTGTGCATCGCGTCTGGGACCTGGGATGGAACGACCTGATGGTGTGCATCATGGTGCAGAAGCCGCACCCGTCCGCGCTCAACGTGGTGAACTACATCGAGGACAACCGGATCACCTACGCCAATATGCTGGGCGCGATGGACCGGCTAGGCTACCGCTGGGGCACCGACTGGATGCCGCACGACGCCGAGAGCCACGACCCCAAGTCCGGCACGAACGCGCGCAAGCTGCTGACCGGGCTCGGCTGCAGGGTTCAGATCATCCCGCGCTCGGACCCGGAGGCGCGCATCAAGGCGGGGCGGATGATGTTCCCGCGAGTCTACTGCGACAACGCCAAGCACGACACGCCGCCCGAACGGCCTGACCGGCTACTCGGCGCCGGGCATCTGATGGAGCGGCTGAAGCGGTATCGGCGGAACGTGCCCAAGACCACGCAGGAACCGACCGGGCCGATGCACGACATCACGTCGCACGGCGCCGACGCTTTCGGCGGGCTTGCCGAGATCGTGGACCGCATCAGGAACGAGGGCGACAACCCGCCGCCGGTGGTGCGCCCGTATCGCAACGCCGATGCCGGCATGGGGATGCTATCTTGATGCGCGGTGTCTGGCGCGGAGCGTTGCGGCAATCTTGGCCCGCGTTTCAGCAGACATGACGCGACCGACGTTCGCCGCGCTGATCCGTGCCTTGGTTTCGGCAGATAGCGGCGGGTATGATCGGCCGGATGCCGGCATAGCGAGGATGTGCAAGAAGGCTTCGGTCATGGTGTCGGCGCTCCGCTGCTTTCGGTTCCGCACGCGCTTGATGTCTATGCCATGATCTTCGCAGGCTTGAAGCAACGTTACGCGCTTACCGTCAACGGTAATAAATGTCGTTGTTCGCATGTTCCGCATCTGGGTTTTCTTGTCTGCCCATATGCAGTTGGCTGGGGAATAGCCAGCATCGTTGTTCACCCGTTCGAGTGACAGCCTAACCGGCCGTTCTCCCATGTCGGCCAGGAAGTTCTCGAAGCTGCGCCATCGATCACACACCGTTATCCCGCGACCTCCGTAGTGCTTCCACAGTGGGTTTTGTGGATTGGAGCATCTAGCCTTCATGCCAAGCCAGACGTTGTAGGTTGTCGTCGATGTGCCGCCAGTTGTTGCGCCATGGGTCGTGCGACGTTGCTGGAGCACCTCGACGTTGAGGCAACCGCACGACCGGATGTGTCCGTTCTTGAGATTGGCGCCGGCCACCATGGCAGCCGTGTCGCACGAACAGCGGCATTTCCAAATGATGTGCGGCTTACCCGGTCTCCCAGTGTGACCGAGGACGGTCAGGCGCCCGAACGTGCGGCCCGTCAAGTCTATGAATGCTGGCATAGTGAGACACATGGTATTGTGAAAGACGAAATCAACCAGTGAGCGACGCGCTTTCCGATCTTCCAGACGATGTGCGGGCGGCAATCATGCCGCATGTTCCAGCACCGCCAACGGTGCTGAACGCTATTGGCGTTCAGATTGCGGCGAAGAG